TCAGTCTAATGTTGTACACACTCTTGAGAGGTGGAGGAACTTGGATCTGATGCAACTAACAGGTGCGGTGGTGGCCCAGTACGAAGCTTGTGACCACAAAACCCGTCCTACAGAAATTCTGGTTGACTCTATTGGTCTAGGAGCGGGTGTTGTTGATAGGCTGAGAGAGTTAAAACTACCCTGTCGGGGTATAAATGTGTCAGAAAGTCCTGCTATGGGCGGTACTTATCTGAATCTGAGGGCTGAGTTGTGGCACAAAACCAAAGCCTGGTTGGAGAAAAGAGACTGCAAGATACCTAACAATGAGGATTTTATTGCTGAACTGGCAACTGTAAGGTACACCTTTACCTCCAATGGGAAGATCAAGATTGAGTCTAAGGATGATATCCGTAGGAGGGGATTGAAATCTCCTGACATGGCTGATGCTTTTGTCTTGACATTTGCGTCAGATGCTGCCACCATCTCTTGGGGATCTAATTCATCTTGGGGTAAGCCTATAAAAAGGTTGATTCGAGGTTTAGTTTGATTGCTGTTGCTATTTTGAGCCACCGTAAAAAAGTGGCTCTTTTTTTTATTAACACACTATGGTAGTATTGGCAAACCTATTTGGAGATCCCTATGAATATGGATGAAGCCGCCAAGAAAATTGGCAAGGTTATGGGTGAATATAAAGACAAGAAGCTCAAGTCTTCTTCTGGTCAAAAGGTTAAATCCCGTGACCAAGCTGTAGCCATCGCAATGTCAGAAGCTAATATGCCAAAGCGTGGTCAACGCATGGCAACTAACCGCAGTAGAAAATAAACCAGAGGAAAATCATGGCCTTCTTAACTAGAGACAGTAATGGAAATACCATCCCTAATGTATTTAGGATTGGTACTAGCCAAGTAATTGCAGCGGCTAATACAACTGCTGCCAGTACTGCTTTTGCCGCAAGTACAACTCATGTCCGTGTGGCCTGCTCCTTGGGTCATTGTTATGTTTCGTTTGGATCTGCGCCAACAGCAACTGTTACAACCAGTATGCTGATACCAGCCAATACCAGCGAAATCTTTGCCGTAGCGTCTGGTGACAAGATTGCACTTATTAAAGATGCAACAGTTACTGGCTCAACAATCAGCGTAACGGAGTTGTTATGAAACCTGGACTTTATGCAAATATCGCTGCAAAGAAAGAACGCATAGCAAATGGCTCAAAAGAGAAGATGCGTCCTGTAGGTAGTAAGGGCGCTCCTACTGCCAAGGACTTTAAGCAAGCGGCTAAGACTGCTAAAAAGAAATGATTAAGCGTGGATCAGAAGAATTCTCTGGTTACAACAAACCAAAGAGGACTCCTGGTCATCCAGAAAAAAGCCATGCTGTATTGGCTAAGTCTGGTGAACAAGTAAAGTTGATTCGCTTTGGTCAGCAAGGTGTTTCTGGTAGTCCTGATGGATCTAAAAGAAACGAAGCATTTAAAGCCCGTCATGCTGAGAATATTGCTAAAGGCAAAATGAGCGCAGCGTACTGGGCCAATAAAGTAAAGTGGTGAAACTATGAACTGCCCTATCGCTACCTATGACATTAAAGTCAACCTGAAAGCCCGTGATTGGGCGTTTAAGAATGTTGGCTATGGTCCTGCTAATCCTGATGAAGACAATGTTGACTTCTGGATGAAGCGAGCAGATGAGTGGCAGACGGATGTTGAAGAAGCCCAGACCATGCGTTGTGGTAACTGCGCTGCCTTTATCCAGACTCCTGAGATGGAAGTCTGTATCTTAAAAGGTATAGACGAAGAGACTGATGGCTATGCCAAAGATGTCCAAGGTGCGGCTAATCTAGGATACTGCGAACTGTTTGACTTTAAGTGTGCAGGTAACCGAACCTGTTCAGCATGGTTGTCTGGTGGCCCTATCACCAAAAAGATGACCAAGAATCAGCAGAATATGTTGATGATGGCTAGGACTGAATACAACATGGAAGACGAGGAAGACTAAATGGAAGCTTTACTTGCAGCATTTCTTGAATCTTTACAAGCAGAAGCCGCAGCTGCAACAGCAGGAGCCGCAGCCGCCCCAGTAGCAGAAGCAGTGACAGCAGCCGCGCCAGCAATGGCAGCACCAATAGCACCAATGTCTCTTGGCGATACTCTTGGCGGCTTTGCACAAAATCAAATTAAAGAACAAATATCTCCAGCTATGGATTTATACAAAGGGATTACTAAACCTGATGCAACAATGGGTGATATGGCTCGATCAGCATTTAAGTATGAAATCGCAAAGAAAGAAGATGACAAACCTTTTATGGCTCCACAAATGGGCAACCCCTATGGTGGGATGGCTAACAATTACGTTGGGGGCATTCCTTCTATATTGCAGAATACTTATTCTGGAATCCTCCCTTACATAGGCGGTCGTTAAGGAAATAATATGTACGAAAATCCAATGTTGATGGCTGAGACTCTTCAGGGCCAAATGGAAAATGATGAGGTCATGTCTGAAGAGCAACTTCAAGGCGTTATCTCTGCTGAGATTTATGATGCCATTTCTTTCATAGATGACGACATTGGTGGCAATCGTGCATTGGCTACTGAGTATTACTATGGTCAGCCCTTTGGTGATGAAGAAGAAGGTCGCTCCCAAGTAGTTTCTATGGATGTACGAGATACAGTCCAGGGAATTCTTCCTAGCCTGATGCGTATTTTCTTTGGTCCAGAACGTGTAGTTGAGTTTACCCCCCAAGGCGCAGAAGATATACGCAGTGCTGAACAAGCAACTGACTACGTGGACTTTATCTTTAAGCGTGATAATCCTGGCTTTAAGATTCTTCATTCTGCTTTTAAAGATGCTTTGGTTCGCAAGGTCGGAATCATTAAATACTGGTGGGATGAATCTGTAGAAGTCAAAGCAGAATCATTTTCTATGCTTGACGAGCAGAGCATGATGATGCTGACAGAAAATACAGATGTAGAGATATCTGCTGTACGTGAGTACCCAATGCCTGGCAGTGAGCCAATGAATGATGCTCAAGGCATTATGACTCCTCCTCCTATGTTTTACGATGTAGAGATTAAGCGTAGAATTAAGTCTGGCAAGGTAAAAATTGAGGCATTGCCACCAGAAGAATTTCTGATTGACCGTAGGGCAAAGTCTATTGATGAAGCTACCTTTGTAGGCCATAGAACAATGAAGACTGTTTCCGATCTAGTTGCTATGGGCTACGACTACGATGAAATGGTGGAAGTTGCGGGTAACGGTAACGACTTTGACAATAACCAAGAATATACAGCCCGTAATCCATTTGCCGTTATCAGTACTGCAAACAATGGTGATCCATCAAGCAAGAGTGTTCTCTATATTGAAGGCTACTTGAAGGTAGACTTTGATGGAGATGGCATTGCTGAGATGCGTAGGATCTGCACTGTTGGCACAAGCAATAAGGTTCTCCGCAATGAGATTGTTGATGACCGCCAGTTTGCTGACTTCTGCCCAGACCCAGAACCACACACCTTTTTTGGTATGTGTCCTGCCGATGTGGTTATGGATATCCAGCGTATTAAGTCTAATGTCCAACGTGGCATCTTGGACTCTTTGGCCCAAGCTATCCACCCGCGTACAGCAATAGTTGAGGGGCAGGCCAACATGGAAGATGTGCTAAACACTGAGGTTGGCGCAGTTATCCGTATGAGAGCGCCAGGTATGGTTCAGCCGTTTACTACTCCTTTTGTTGGTCAAGCCGCATTCCCAATGCTTGACTACTTAGATGACATTAAACAGACCCGTACAGGCATTTCTAAAGCTGCTGCAGGACTAGATGCAGATGCGCTGCAAAGCACTACCAAGGCTGCAGTATCTGCTACTGTTAACGCTGCTCACCAACATATCGAGATGATAGCTCGTATCTTTGCTGAAACAGGTTTGCGTAAGCTGTTTACAGGCATTTTGAAGTTGGTAGTTGAGAACCAAGATCGTGCTCGAATGATTCGTTTGCGTAATACATTCGTGCAAATTGACCCTCGCTCTTGGGATTCAAATATGGACGTAGTAGTCAATGTCGGTGTTGGTGATGGCACTATTGAAGACCGAATCAATATTCTTAATCAAGTTGCTTTGCGTCAGGAAATGTTAATTAAAGAAACTGGCCCTGGTAACCCTGTTGTATCTATACCACAGTACACAAATACTTTGACTAAGTTATTGCAACTGGCAGGCATTAAAGATTCACAGAATTACTTTAACCAGTTACCTGCTGATTACCAGATACCACCTCCAGAGGCTGCAAAACCTACGCCAGAAGAAACATTGGCTCAAGTACAGGCTCAAGCTATTCAAGCAGATATTCAAAAGAAAGCTGCCGAACTGCAATTAGACCGTGAAAAAATGATAATGGCAGATGATCGTGAACGTGATCGTATTGAACAAGATGGTATTTTGAAAAGATATGAGTTAGAATTGAAATATGGTGTACAAATTCAAACTGCGGAAATTGATGCCGCAATGAACAAAGACCGAGAGATAATCCGTCAACAAGCTGCAATGAGTAATCAACAGCCCCAACCTATGATGTGATATGGATGAATTAGATATTAACCTCGCAAGAGGTGACAGAGCCAAGATGCTACTTGAAGATGAACTCTTAAATGAGTTAATCAAAAAGATTGAAGATGACTGTTATCGTGAGATTCGTTCTTCCAAATTAATGGAAGGACCAGTTAGAGAGCAAGCTTATTTGCTTTTGACAACAGTAGACATCTTGAGGGCAAAACTACGCTCTGTTATGGATACAGGCAAGATGGCTGAAGTCGTTCTTGCTCGCCAGCGTGGTCGCCCACCAAAGGCACGATGATTGTTAAACTAAGAGGTAAATATGTCCGATAACGCAAATGCAGTCGGTTCGATTACAGTAAACCAAGCCGCGCAAAGCTTTGCTACTATGCTAGACAGCCAAGAGGGTGTTGACACTAGTGCAGAGGCGCAACCGGAGGAGGAGCAATCCGAATCTGAGTCTGAGGAAATGGAATCTGCGGAGCCACAAGACGAAGCAGAGGAAACTTCTGAGGAAGTAGAAAGCGAAGACGAAGAGTCTGAGGATGAAGCCCCAAGGAATGAGAAGTTTATTGTCAAAGTTGACGGTAAAGAAATCGAAGTCCAAAAGGAAGAACTTATCCGAGGTTATCAACGTGAAGCTGACTACACACGGAAAACGCAGAAATTAGCAGAAGAACGCAAAATTGTCGAATCTGAATTTCAGCAAGTACGTGGAGAGCGTGAACAATACTCTCAGATATTAGGACAATTGCAGCAAAAATTGCAGCAGTTTGAGCCTCCAGAGCCTGATTGGAACCGTTTAGAAGTTGAAGATCCGACTGAATATGCCCGTCAATGGACATCACATCAGCGTAGACAGCAACAACAATACGCAGTACAAATGGAGCAAGTGAGACTTAACCAGTTGTATCAAGCTGAATCACAGAAGCAATTACAAAATACTTTAGCGCAGGAAACTGTCATATTGAAAGAGAAGATTCCAGAGTGGAATTCTCCAGAGAAGGCTAAAGCAGAAGGTAAGGCTTTGTTGGAATATGGTCAGAAATTGGGTTTTACTGAGCAGGAACTGAACGGCATCTCTGATTCACGGGCATTATTGGCGCTTCACAAAGCGTGGAAATATGACCAGATGATGAGTAAACGTCCAGAATTCCAAGCAAAGATTAAAAAAGCACCAAGGATGGCTAGTCCAGGTTCAGCAGGTAGCGTAAGTTCTAAATCTAGTGATATAAATAACGCAAAAAAGCGTCTTGCACAAACTGGAAGCGTCAGAGATGCCGCATCCCTTTTCGAGAAATTTATTTAAGGATTTATCATGGCTGCTATTACTAACACCTATACTCGCTTTGATGCGAAGGGCGTTCGGGAAGATCTTTCGAATGTTATTTATCAGATCTCTCCAGAAGAGACACCATTTATGAGCAATATTGGGCGTGAAAACGTTACCAATACTTTCTTTGAATGGCAAACCGATGACCTGGCTGCTGCCAGCACAACCAATGCTCAGATTGAAGGCGATGACATCACTTCTTTCACAGCAGTTACAGCTACAGTTCGTTTGGGCAACTACACCCAGATTAGCCGTAAGGATGTAATCATTGCTGGTACATTGGAAGCTGTTGACAAAGCAGGCCGCCGCTCAG